CAAGAACATGCCGGCACATACTTTGCTTATGTCCGAGTATCAACAGATGACCAGGATGTAAGAAGACAAGAGATGGAGATCCTCAAATGGCTCAATGGTGGTAATCATTCAGTCGTTTGGTTTAAGGAAGAGGGTGTGTCAGGCACAATAGATCCGGAGCATAGACCAAAGCTTAGTCAATGCATTGAAACAGCCAAGGCTATGAATGGCACTATTATTGTAGCTGATTTGGACAGATTCAGTCGTACCATGTGGCATACTTTAAAATTCTTTGAAACTATTCTTAAAAAGAATGCTGTTAAACTTATCGTCTGCGATGATCCGACCTTGTCTGACAATAAAGAAAGATTTTATATGAAGGCATTATTCGCTGACTTTGAACGTGATAAGATTTCTAAAAGAACCAAATCAGGTCTTGCAAGAATAAAAGGGGAGCTAATAGAGAAGGGCAGTATTATCTCATCTAATGGCAATCGTATCACTAAGCTTGGTATTCATAATGAAATGGACAAGGCTAGAGCTTCAGCTTCGACAGCCGTCAAAACCATTGCTGATAACTTTGCGACTAAAATAGCTCCTACAGTTAATAAAAGATTAAAAGCTGGTGAAAGCTATAGAGAAATTGCCCAGGAACTAAATGAACTTGGTGTACCGACTGCAAGAGGCGGTAACTGGCACGCATCATCGGTCAGAAACATAGCAAAAAGATTGGGAAATAAATAATGAATGATATCAAAGTACATGAAAATTCAGTTAAAGAAATACATCAGCATTTAATACGAAAATATAACCAAGCTATTATTCAAGTTGAAATGACTTTATATCAAGGTCGAAAAACTCGTAATAAAACTAAAATACAAGCTTATATAAATTCAACTAGCTTGCGTTATGGTTTTTGCTTTTGGATGATGTCAAGTTACTATGCCAACCAACATTACACGATTGGTTATCTTGTAAAAGAAATGCACTCAACACGTCAGTCAATTTCGACTGTGATTTCAGAGTGTGAAGCTGAAGGCTGGATAGATGTTATTCGCACAAAAAATTCGGTCAAATGTACAGCATCACAGCCAATGATAGAGGTTTTTGAGGAGTTCATGCTTTTTAGACGAAACGAGGTTAAAAGTGTGATTGGTTATGCTTTTCAAAATCTTACCAACTTTGAGAAATTGATGTCAAAGGACTTTACACAAGAAGATGAATAGGTATCAAACTAGTATGCATTGTTAGATGTTTTTTTTTGTGTTTAGCTATAGAACATCTTACGAAGAAAGATAGATAGAGAGGAGAAGATTAATGAAACCTTATGTAAACAAATATAAAACGAATGACCCGGTAAAAGATCCAAACGATCTTAGAGGTCATAACCAACCACCAGGAGCCGGTGTTCCTGAATACGACAGTAAGATTGCTGATGATTATTTTGATAAAATGCCGGTTGGTGCAATTATGAAAAAACGTATTAAAGAAACGGGCAAGTTCACCGGCAAGGAACTTAAAGATGGGTTAGTGTTTCCAACCTTAACTGGTCCTCAAAAAGAAAAGCTTGCAAGAATGCTTCTCGATGGAAAGGATTATCTTCAGTATCGTGATTTAAGAGTGGCTTGCCGAATGACTATCCCAATCGTTGATATCACTATGATTGCTTCAGCTTCACGAATTTTTATGGAGCTTGGTCGCACCTTACGAGAAATCAAAAGGGATACAACCAAGTCAAAATTTGAACGGGTTATAAAAGCCCAAGAAGCGATAGTAAGTGCCAATGGTACAATTAAGTTTAAACATGGATTATATGAAATGTTAGGTGTACATTCCCTAAGATGACCTATTTTTTACAACCAACTATCAATGACTTAAAGATCGCAAAACTAGATATGGTATGCATTCTGCCTGACCCGTCTAGAGCTTGCACATTAAAAATAAATAATGGAGAAAATAAATATGAAGTTATATCAACACGTTAGGGAAGACCTTTTTTTAAATTATAGTGTTTGTCGCATAATATATACTAAGTCAGACCCAGCGACTCGGCTTTTTGCTATCACCCCTCTAGCTCTTATAATGCTAACTAAGCTATTTGGTTATGCTTTACTCACCTTTATGGCATTGGCTACAATCTACTACACACTACATATGGTATGCCTTATAGACGATGCTTGCTTTGCCCTTAACTATGGAGTGAAGCTATGAAGTGGTCTAATGATGCAGACGAATTAGGAGCTTCTAAAGTAGGGGCTATCGTAATGGGTGAAACACCTTTCCAAACTAACGAAGCCGTCAGGCAAATCGTTTTAAATGCTAAAGCTGGTGTTCAATCTATTGATGATGGTCTTTACCAGGATGCTAAAGATAGAGGTAACTATCTAGAACCAACCTTAACTGAATGGGCAAGTGACAAGTTAGATAATCTATGCCCGGATAATGTGGTTTGTAATTACACTCCGCCAATTGATGCCCATCGTATAAAAGAAATGAGGCTGTGTGCTTCTCTTGATGGTATATTAGAAGTGGTAGGCGGAGAACTTACTATTCCTAATCCTCAAGGTGATGACATAAGTGTATCAGGCTTTGGTGCATTAGAAATAAAAACTGATGGCTGGGATGATGGACCGCCAAGAGCCGACCAGGTGATTCAGTTACAAACTCAGATGTTATGTGCCGGTTTTAAATGGGGAGTTATTGCTAAACTTGGACCAAAATTAAAATTTACCCTTTTTCCATATAGGCTAAGTGAAAAGCTTGTAGGCATCATAATAGAAAAGGTTGCTGAATTTTGGGATAGGGTTGATAGGGATCTTCCTTACCCACCGATTGATAATGGCAAGCCGGACAGCATTTCATTAGATTCAATGGAAACTAGAGATGACGTTATACAAATTATAACCGATTACAATCAATGCAAAGCTGAAGAAAAAGCCTGGAAATTAAAAAAAGAACAATGCCAGGAAGCCTTGGAGCTAGTGCTTGATGAGGTTGATGCCGAGTATGCAACCATTGGTGAATATAAAATTTCTTTCCCAATCATTAAACGTAAAGCGACACCGGAAAAAATAGTGCCAGCTAAACCATCAACCGAACATAGACGATTTTCAATTGAGGAGAATAAATAATGAATAGTTTTAAAACTAATTTAATACCAACTAACATTGATCAGGCTATGAGGATCTCAGAAATGTTTTCTAAGTCTGACCTTGTGCCTGATAGTTATAAAAATAAACCAGCTAATATATTTTTGGCTGTGTCTGCCGGTGCTTCACTTGGACTAGCACCTTTCCAGGCAATGCAGAACATAGCTGTTATAAATGGTAAGCCATCAATATGGGGCGATGCTTTACTGGCTATGGTTCGCAATGATAGAAGGTGTTTATCAGTTAAAGAAACAATTGATGGTGAAGGCAAAGCTAGAACAGCAACTTGCGTAGTATCCAGGTTAGCCCCTAATGGAGAAACAGAAGTTATTAGTTCCAGCTTTTCTATGGGTCAGGCACAAAGTGCTAATTTATTAAATAGACCACCTTGGAAATCCTATCCTGATCGAATGCTTCAGATGAGGGCTAGGGGCTTTGCTCTGCGTGATGCGTTTGCTGATGTTATCGGTGGATTGATTACTGGAGAAGAAGCTGAAGACTATCCGGTGCCTAAAGGTGCTGTACAAGAGCTAGAGAAGACCTCTAAGTTTGATAAGGATGCTCGAAGCATTGATGATATAGTTGGAGAGCTTACGGCTCCTGACGAGTCTGAAATCGAGCTTGTATGGATGATGAATACACCAGGCAAAGATCCAGTAAAATTAAATAATAAAAATGACTTTGTTTTAAAGTACATCGAAATCATGCAGATAGTGGACAGAAGTAAAATGTGGACCGCTGAAATTAAAAGGCAAAAATATTCTGAGCTTAAAACTAAAAACATGGAGATGTTAGAACAGCTTAGAAATAGTGACTTTGGTTTAATAGAAGAAATCGAAATGGAAGAAGGGAGATTGTTTGATGTCAAAGATGCCATTAACTCCTAAACAATTAAATGTGTTAAAATTTATAAAGTCTTTTTATATAGAGCATGAGTATATGCCAACATACATGGAGATTTGTGAATCATTAAATATGAAATCAACTAGTTCAGCTTTCCATTATGTGAATAGCCTGGATAAGAAAGGTCATATTAAAAGATTTAAAGAAGGAAAGTATGGGGGCAATAGAGCTATAGAACTTATATAGCTTGCAACCTTGCAATTAATCTATCGGCTCTTGCTGTTACTTGTGTGTAGTAGCGAGAGTTTTTTAATTGGTAACCACATTCAATCCAATCACGATCTTTTACAGCTTTCCGAAACAAAACAAATTTAGATAAACGAGGTCTGCCCATATTAAACATAAGGTTTCCAATTATCAATTGCACTTCTTCCGGCAACTCATCAAAGTCTTCAAATAAAATTTTACATTCATCGATGGTACCATAAACATCCGCCTGGAAACATTGGTTTACTCTGTCAGGAGATACGGCTGTGCCAACCGGCAGATCGTATTCCTCATCCCATTCGGTGACAAGGTGACCTATCCCGTGCGTTGGCAGACCTAAATGATCTAAGTAAATTTCGTACTTACATCCTTCATCTTCTTTGAGATCTTCTCGAAGCTTATCAATGTTCATGTTTTTTTCTTCTTCTTTATAAAACCAGCTTTCATATTCGCATAGGCTTTACTGCTTATGGTTGAATTTTTTTTAGTGCGTGAAATGCCTTTCTTTTTTCGAGCATTTATATTTGCGTAAAGTCCTGGTTTTGCCATTAGTTTCTCCTTCGGTTTTTCATTGAGTTAATATGTTTGTGCCAAAAATAATTAGCTAAAGACGTAAACAGATCGTACATTTTCATATAAAATTTTGTCATCGTTTTTGTTTCCTTCTTAGTTCGTAGACATGTTTGTAATAAAACCGGTTACCAATTCTATTAAAAAATTTTGATAGACTTAACCAAAACCAAATCATTTTTTCCCAATCATTTTCATAGCTTGACCAACACCCTTAATTCCAAACGAACTACTAACAGCTATAAATAAAAGGTACTGATACCAATCCGGGAGAGTGTTTAAAACTTCAAAACCTTTTCTTACATGTTCTGTCATGCTGGGTATGAAGACTAAAATGGCGGGAGCAAGCAGTACACCTAAAGCGAACTCGTCTTTATAAGATCCATCAGTAGCATCAGCCATCGATTTTTCCCAGGCAACTTCTCCGGAAGCAACCTTCTCAGCAACTACAGCTTTGGCTTTAGCTTGAGCAACTTTAGCTTGCCCATCAGCTTTAACTTTTTCTACTTTACTGTTCATCCAATTACTAGCTAGTGAAGCTATGGGTCCTATGATTGCAGATAACATATTAATTCTCCTTAATAGATTTGTACTTTCTTAGGATCGACCTTCGGTATTAATTTACACATACATTCGTAAACTTGTGGTTTGTCTTTTTTAATATAAGATTGATTGGTCAATGTGTTTTTGAAACTCATACAATCATTTACATTTTGAAAATAAATACCGCCTTCGCTAACTGCACCATTTAACGTGCAAATTAAAAGGAAAGCTGTCATATCAAACCTTTCTTCTTGGCTAAAACAAAAAGGACTGTTGCTACTCCAGTAAATAATGCCGTAATAAGTATTCCTAAAATAACTTTCATAACTACTTCTTGAAATTGTTCTCTTGCTTTTGCCTTTTCCTTTAGCATTTTTTGTCGGCTAACTCTGGCTTCAACACAAAAAGCAACGTAGTCAATATATAAATTAGGTCTGCCGTAAAGTTGCATGAACTCTGCAAGTTTAGCTTTCTTAACTCTAATTTGTTCGAGTGCCATAAATTCTTCAAGGTCATTTTCTTCCTTGCCTAAAAATTTTGTCCAGATACTATTCTTTTTTCTTTGAACATCAGCTTTTAGTTTTTCTTCAGCACCTACAAAATTGGCAATACTTTTGCCACAACTATGTAGTTCTCGACCATTTTCTAAAGTTTTTTTTATTATTTCAAAAGCAGAATTAGCTACTAAAAGCATTTCAAGCATGGGCTACCTCACTAGTAAACCTATGAGTAAAACTATGGCAGTACCACTAGTGCCAATCATTATGTGTTCTATTCTTTTAATGCGTAGGATAGTTTCTTTCCACCGCTCCGAACATACCGCTTCATGTGTGTCTATCTGTGCTTTAACTTCACTAGCTTTAACCATTAACCAACCTTTGAATTTTCCATAGCTTTAGTTGTTTCAGCATTGCCTAGAGATGTCTTGAGTGATTCAAGGTATTGTTGTTGTAATATAGAAGCATCTTCAAAGGCATCTTTGAGATCATTGCTTTGCTTTTGGTACTTGGCAATCTTGCTCACAAGTCTTATCTGTTCGACAGACAAATCTTCTTGATTGTATTCTTTACCATCAATGTTGATTACGTTTGTTTGTTCAGTCATTGTTAGCTCCTATAACTCATTTGCATCATCTCTTTCTTTACGAGTTTGATAATCATCTCTTGCAATGACTAACGCTACAAAGTCTGCTTGATTAGATGGTATTGCATCTGTAAAACTTTCATCATTCATCAACTTTGTAGTCCACTCTTGTTGAAATCTTTTCCAACAGTTATTTAACTTGCCTGTCATTGCACCATCAATCCAAGCATCTAAACCTGAATTATCAGATGGGTCATTGTATAAATCGTTAGCTAATATATTCTTTTGTAAGTCTGTTAGTGTTATTGTCTTCGTGTGATTTGCCATTTTATATCTCCTTTATGATTGAGTTGTTTCACTCTTGGCTTATGCTACCCTAATAAGTAGCCACTAAAATATGTATATGCTTCATTAGCTTCTAAATCTGTTTGAGCAGCACCACCATTTATTCTTAGTTGTACAATCGCAGTATCATTTGCATCCATATCAGCAATACCAGTAACACTTTGACTCCAATAGGTAGCGTCAAAATCTAAAGCACGAAAGTCTTTAATATTAGTGTAGTTTCTATTTGACGTAGCTATGTGAATAAAAAGATAAGTTGCATCTATATCTATGTTTAACAAACCCATATTTGCAACCAAAAGATATTTACCAGTTACTGGTGCAGTAAAAGTATTACTTGCAAAGTCAGCATTTTGGTCATAAATTTCCGTAGCAAAAGAAATTGTATGGGTCGTAGCCACAGCAAAGTTTGTTTGACTGGAACTAAGCTTAACATGAAAAGCAGGTTGTAGTGGTTTGGTTACAGCACCAATGGCATCAATATTTAATGAATTAACACCTGACTGATAAAATCTAGTTATAGTTGAACCAGTTGCTTGAACAATTAAATCATTAGCTGTACTGCCTGTGATGTATTCTGAAGCACCTACTCTACCTGCTGTGTTTGCATCTTTTGATACTGTGATAAAACCACCAGTCACGTCTAACTTAGATAAAGGAGTTGCAGTTCCTATTCCAACTCTATCATTACCACCATCAACAAACAACATATTAGCATTGCCATTAGACTCAACTCTAAAGTCTACGTCAGCACTAGCTTCGTTGAATACTGCACCACCATCTTGAGTAAATGCACCATCAATATCAACTACGTCTAAGTTAGTAACTCCATCTACGTCTATGTTACCAGAGATATCAGCATCAGTTAGTATCTTCGATATGTCTTTTGCTCTTGTCATTAGTTACCTCACTAAATATTCATGTACTGTATCAGAGATTTCTCTCATCTTAATCCATCTGTCACCGACAGTTTGACCAACTCTGATTCTAAGTTTTCCAACCAAACCAATAGTATCCCATTCTTTTCTATCTTCTCTTGGAATGTATGTAGCACTTGCATCATAAGAAGAACTTTCTTTTCTTCTCATAAGTTTTGTTGAACCATCTGCTTCTGTAGATGTAACAAGAGCATCAATTGGAACAGTTACATCACTTGGAATTTTATCTGTCTGATAAGAATGGAGT